TCCCCACCGTCCGCAGGCTCGTCGGCGCAGGCGTCACCGGCAACGCCGTGCTTGAGGGCAACGAAGAAATTCTCAACGCCCGCAGCTTGAACCTGCAAGTAGCGGCCATCCGCCACGCCGTCGCGGTTTCCGACTGGGACGAACAGAAATCGGTCATCGCACTCCGTGATGCCGCCCGCGATGCACTGATGAACTGGTCGCTGGAAAAGATCCGCGCCGATATCATCATCTCGCTCGAAGCCATGACGGCGGACGGATCGGTCCAGATCCCCTACAGCACCGCTTCCGCCGCACAGCGCAATACCTGGCTCACCAACAACGCCGACCGCGTGCTGTTTGGCGTGTCCAAGTCCAACGCCGTGTCCAACGTCATGGCCACCGCGCTCGCCACGCTGGACGCGCCCACCGACAAGATGAGCGCCGCCATCGTCACCCTGGCCAAGCGTATCGCCCGCACCGCCAGCCCGCGCATCCGGCCGATCAGCGTGAACGACGATGAGGAATGGTTCACGATGTTCATGCCATCGCTGCCGTTCCGCGATCTGATGCAGGATCCGGTGATCATCAATTCGTTGCAATACGCCTGGGATCGCGGCCGAGACAATCCGCTCTTTACCGCCGGTGACCTGATCTATAACGGCGTCATCATCCGCGAAGTCCCGGAGATGCCGGTGATTGCAAACGCGGGCGCGGGCGGCACCACGGACGTCGCCATGTCCGCCCTCTGCGGCGCGCAGGCGCTCGGCGTGGCATGGGCACAGCGCACCAAGAGCACCACCAACACGCGTGACTACGGCTACATGCACGGGGTCGGCATCCAGGAGATGCGCGGCATCGGCAAGCTGCGCTTCGGCACCGACCCGACCGTGGACACTACCAAGCCGGTCGATGCCGGGATCGTCTCGGTATTCACCACCGCTGTCGCGGATGCCTGATCATGACCACCGCAAAGGGCGGGGCCACACCGGCCCCCGCTCCGGCCGTCCTCGTCACCGAGCGAACGGCGGAGGAACTCGCGCAGATGGCGGCGCTATCCGTCGGCGCCCAGGTGATCCTTGACTTCAACGGCGCCGGCTCGATCGGGGCGCGCGGCGGTGCAGGCACCTCGATCGAGGAGAACACCGCGGCCAGGGACGCGCACCTGGCCGCGCTCGGCTACGATCCCGCCGCACCGTCCGGCCCGCCGACCGCACCCGATCCGGCAGGCGCGGTGAGATCCGCTGACGGGCCGATCAAGGGCCGGGCCACGCGCATGTCCAGCCTGGCGGCGGGGATCATCACCGATCTTAGCGACATACCGGGCGCCCCACCCACGTCAGCGCCCATCAACGTGGACGTGCCGCATGCATCGCAATCCGGCGCCACGCTCAACTGCACCATGGGCAACTGGCAGCAAACGCCGACCGGCTACGCCTACGCCTGGACGATCGACGGGGCGGCCGCCGGCACCGCCGCCGACTACACGGTCACACCCGCCGATGTCGGCAAATCAGCCACGTGCATCGTAACCGCCACCAACGCCGTTGGATCGACGGCCGCCCCGCCCTCGAACGCCGTGACCATCACGGACCCGGCCGGCGCGACCCGCACAAGGAGATCATGAACATGGCCAGCCAGACCCACGACGAAGCCAAGCCGAAGGCGAAGACGGCACAGGCGGCGCCGGTCGCCGAGAGCGCCGAGACCAAGGCCGCCCGCGCAAACGACAGCATCGGCGCACAGGTGATCCTCGATCCGGCCTCCGACGCCGCTCTGGCCGCACGAGGCGGCGCTGAAGGCACGATCGAAGGCAACACCGCCGTTCGCAACGCCGCCCTGCCACGGATTATCGGCCTGTCCCACGATACCGTCGGCGGCACGGTCAAAGGCCCGCAGGATGCGCCAAAGCTGCACCGGCCGGTGCCGTGGTACGAACCGCCCGCGACCGGGCAAACGCCGGAAGACGTGCGAAAGGAAGCTCTCGCGCAGATCGTCTCGCCGTAATGGCAACCGTCGCCCAGCTTGCCGAACGGGTGCTTCGGCGGCTGGGCGTCGCCATCGTGCCGGTGGCCGACCGGCCGGCGCTCAACACGCGGATTGCGCCGGGCGATATCGCTACCAACGCGCTGATCCAGCTCGGCGTGATCGCCGTTGACAAGCCGCCGCTCTCGCAAGCGGTGGTGGTCACGACCGACGCCATCGCCACGCTCGCCCTGACCAAGCTCGGGGTCATCGCGTCCGACGAAACGCCGATCGCGTCGGACATGACGCTGGCGCGCGATGCGGTGGCGGCCGTCCATGCCAACCAGGTCGCACAGGGCCATGCCGATTGGACGGCAACGGCGATCACCAACGCGGTGTCTGAGGAGTATGCCGGGCTGACCGCGCAGCATCTGGCATCCGCTTTCAGCAAGACTGCCGACCTTCAGGCCGTGGCGATCATGGAGGCGCGCATTGCCGCGGTGGCGCGCACCAGCCGGGCTTACAACCTGGCGCTGGCCAAGGTGTCCGAGGTCCAGGCGTCATTGATCTCCCAAGGCGTCATCCCGTGGGACAACCAGGGCATCCCGACTGCGGTCGCCGAGGAATACACCAGGCTGGTTGCCATGTCGCTCGCCGCGTCCTTCGGGCAGCAGGCCGATCCCAAGATGCTGGCCGTGTGCGAGGCGCGGGTGAAACGGGCAAGCCAGATCATGCGGGCGCCCGAGGACGCGCAGGAGGCCGTCATGTCCGTGCATGACGCGCTGGTGGCCCGTGGACTGGCGCGCTGGACCGTGTTCGACATCCCGGCGGCGGCTGAAATGCCCTACGAGCTGCTCGCCGCCAACCGCCTGGCGCGGCTGTATGAGCAGCCCGCCGATCCTGGCGCCGAGGCGCTCGCAACCCGCCAACTGGCGCAGATCGTGCAACTGGACAGCTCGGGCGAGCGCGTCCGGGTGGAGTATTTCTAGGTGGGAGCGGGCGGCTTCGATGACGGGCTGAACTTCGGCGGGGGCACACCCCCGGTTGAGCCGCCGCCAGCGCCGCCATCCACCGCGACGCCCCCCGTCCATACGCCGGACGATGACCTCGACTTCGCCGGCACCCCGCAGCCGCCGGATGTGCCGCCCGATCCCAACGGGGAGAACTGGCGCGGGCAGCCGGGGCCAGTCGGTCCGACAGGTCCGCAAGGACCGCCTGGCGCGGATGGCGAGGACGGCGCGGGCGGGGCGGTCGTCCTGCCGACGCCGCCGATCGCCGATCCCGGCGCGCTGTGGTGGGATAATATCGGCGGCCAGCTTTACGTCCGCTACGATGACGGCAACGGCCCGCCGCAATGGGTGGCGGCATCCAGCAAGGCTGGCGGCACTTCCATCCCCGAGCCGCCGAATGACGGCACGATATACGGCCGGGGCGGCACAACCTTGGGCTGGGCGGGCGTTCTGCCGCTCGCTGGCGGAACGCTGACCGGGGATCTGGCGCTCGCCGCCGATCCCGATCAGCCGATGGAAGCGACCACGAAACACTATGTCGATGCCCAGATCGACATGGTCGCCGGAACCGCTGGCGTCTACGGCCTCTATAACGCCCGCACCAACACCCAGGCGGCGGCCGATCCCGCTCACGGCAACCTGACCTGGAACACGGCCGGGCAAGCCAACGCCACGCAGATTTACGTCAGCATCATGTCCAGCCGCGGCAATGACGTGTCATCCATCTGGACCGGCATCGTTCCGCCGCAGACGCTCGTGCTCCAGCGGCAAGACCTCAGTTCGCAGAACCAGGTCTTCACCATCACCGGCGTTACCAGCAACAGCACCTGGATGACGCTGGCAGTAACGCCGGTCACCAATATCGGCCCGCTATTCTCCAACAACAACGACCTGCTGGTGATCCTGCCGCCGCCGTCCGCCTCGCAATTCCTGCCGCTGACCGGCGGCACCATGACCGGGCCGATCGTGCTCGCGGGCAATGCCAGCGCCGCGCTCAATCCGGTGCCATTGCAACAGATGCAGGCGGCGATCTCGGCCATTCCGGCAGGCGGCGTGACCTCATTCAATACCCGCACAGGCGCGATCACGCTCACCAACGCCGATGTGGTGACGGTGCTGCCGCCCTCCTCCACCGCGCCGGTCATGGATGGCACGGCTGCCATCGGCAGCATCAATACATGGGCAAAAGCAGATCACATCCACCCGATCGACACATCGCGCTATGCGGCAACCAACCCGGCCGGTTATCAGACCGCGGCACAGGTTACGGCCGCAATCGATGCCAAGCTGGTCATTGCCGCCACCGCCCCCGCCGTCGTCCATGGCGCGCTGTGGTGGGACAGCACCGGAGGGCAACTCTACATCGGATACAATGACGGCAACTCGCTCGCCTGGATCGTCGCATCCAGCACGCCGCGCTAGCGGGAGATCAGATCGTGGCCCTCGACTTCCCCGCATCGCCAACGCTCAACCAGACCTTTCCAGGGCCGAATGGCGTCACTTGGTCATGGGATGGCGCGAAATGGACCGACGCCGCCGTCAGCGGCAGCCCTCCGGGCGGGGCAGTCATTGCGGCCACGCCGCCCGCCGTTACCAACGGCTCGCTCTGGTGGGACAGCACCGGCGGACAGTTGTACGTCGGGTTCAACGACGGCAACAGCACGCAATGGGTCGTGGCCTCCAATATTCCCGGCCTCGCCAACGCCGCCACCAAGACCGACGTTGCGGGAGCGTTATCAAATGTCGGGCGCAATGTGCTGCACAATCCGCTCTTTGCGATAGCGCAACGTGGGGCGGGGCCGTTCACGACAGCGAACTGGGCATTGGATCGCTATTTGTTGCAATTCAATGGCGGTTCGGTGTCGGGAACCCAGCTTGCTCTAAGTGATGCGGATCGTGCGCAAATCGGTGATGAAGCTGCCGTCAACGGCTGGCAGTGCGTGGGTGTCGGCACAGCGGGCGCGGGCGACTACATACTACCGCTAGAGCAACACTTTGAAAGTATCCGCCGTCTCGCGGGTAAGACGGTTACGGTAAGCTTTTATGCAAAGGCAACAGCGGGGACGCCTAAACTTGGCATTGAGTTCCAGCAGGTATTCGGTTCCGGCGGCTCACCTTCAACGGTGGTCAATGGCATCGGTTCGCAAGCATTCACCTTGTCCACTACGTGGACCCGTTACACCGCAACTGTGGCGCTACCGAGCGCCAGCGGGAAGACGTTCGGCACGACGGCCGGAACGGATTATACGATGCTCCGGTTCTATCAATCAGCAGGCGCAACGCTGAATGCCCAGTCGGGCGGCATAGGCGTGCAGTCATACACGTTGCAAATCTGGGGCGTCCAGTGCGAGATCGGCAGTCAGGCCACGCCGCTCGAAAAGTTAGATCCGCGTTATGATCTCGCCAACTGCCAGCGGTTTTACCAAACCGGCTTTGCCGGGGTCTACGGCTATGCCAATGCTGGGGCAGCCATCGGCAATCTTGGTCAGTTTCCGGTGACGATGCGCGCTAGCCCTACAATGGCAATCGTGACGCCAACTTACGGCAACGCTTCTGCGGCCAATATCGTTGCGTCGGGATTCGGTTCGTATCAGGTGTCTGCCACGGTAACGGCGGCGGGCAACGCCAGCGTCACCCTCAATTACACCGCCAGCGCGGACCTCTGATCATGCCCCTCGATTTCCCCAACACCCCCGCCCTCAACCAGACCTACACCGGCCCCGGCGGCGTCATCTGGACCTGGGACGGTGCGAAATGGGCGAACGGCAGCACCATCACGACAGCCTACGCGCCGCTCGCCAGCCCGGTCTTCACCGGTGATCCGCAGGCGCCGACGCCGCCAGCGGGCGATGCCGATACCAGCCTCGCCACCACCGCGTTCGTCGCCGCCGCCACCGCCACCGCGCTG